TCACAAAATGATGGGCTACTGTAAAAGAAGACCAGGATGAGTAAGCTCCCATTGGATTCCCTCGAGCGTAGGACAAGTCCTCACCCTCGGGTGATCTGAATGGGAGACTTACCATGATGTATTCCCATGAATCGACATAACTCTTTGGAAGAATACCCTGAAGAAGCTCAGAGATCACCTTAAGAGGAAATCGGTCGGTCGCAGTTGTTAAATCACAACTGTAGAACTGATCCCAATCCTTAATGTGATCTTTGAACCCTCCCTGGTCGAAAGTGAAGTCCTGGGGTATACGTCGTAAGATCTTAAAGAGGTAATGATGAAGCGGTCGCAATACTGATTGTGAAAAATAATCAAGTATCGCTACAACTCTTGTCTTACCCTCTAAGTCAGAAAAATGGATAATTTTTCTGAGTATACCTGGATCAGTAGGAATATTTGTCTCCGAGAAGAAAGGTTTAAGTTGTGTAAGCGTTTGCATACACTCCTTAAATCTCTCTCCTCCAAGGTTCTCCAAATGCTGCCTAGTCACCTCGTCTATCGAGTTAAAATCTCGAAAAAGCGAGTGTAGTACGAAACCATTTGGTCCTTGTTTGGAAGACAGATGCCAATCGGTCCACCTAACTCCTTTCGGTACCTGGTCACATCTTGTGTATCGTAAAGTTTTCCAAAAGGACTTGATTTCTTCTTTATAACTGGGTGTCAGTTTATTACTGGCCTTAGTTATAGAGGAGGTATCAAGGACTTCTGGTAGCTTTATAATACGTGTTGAGAATAGTGAGGTAGTCCACGCCCGTCTTTCGACGGTCGTGTTCTCTCCTAACCATTTCTTAACGAACAAAATGTGCTCAGGTTTAACACCTTTCGGAGGGTTTGATAGAAGGACCTTTCTCTGGACTGTATCCTCTCCGAGAAGTTTCATAAACCAGACTCGTATACCTTTCCAGGTATTAAGCGTGGTTCGTGTCTCTTCAACGGAGGTACAGGACAGGATTGGTTCCCATATCAAGTCAATCAGATTCACTGTTCTCCCGGAGACAGAGATAGATGGTTGTTTCCAACCAAATATTTCTGATCCCCACCTAAGTACCCGATCTATTAATCTCTTATATGATTTCAATCGGGCCTTGGATTTATTATCTATAAATTCAGGACTCGAGCGGATATTAGAGTTAATAAGTTTATTATTAATTTTAGTATTCGTAGATTTCATATTTGACATTAATAGTCGGTGTTTAGGTTACCTCCTTCTGTGGAGAAGGTTGAGGACCCGTATGTCGATTCCATACCGGAAGAGGCATATGGTAACGGACTGTACGTTCCCGTGGCCGGGTTCGGCCACCCCAAGGAGAGATCCTCGTGAGAGGAATCCAGCGAAAGCTGGGGGGTTCTCCTTGGGTAGACCCT